GGGAAAAGGCCTCCAGATTACAGGAGGCCATGACCTCTAAGTACTAACCAAGGCTTAATGGGGTGATTAGACCCAAGGGCCGAGGTCGTACCACTGTTGTACCATGCTCATTGAAACCTTAAGCTTTGTCTGCATCTTTAGGGGAACAGAGTTATATTCCCTTTCAGATTTAGGCAAGATTCGGGCTTCAAGCGCTTCGAGCGTGGCTTGGCGTTCACTCTCGTCCATCTCTGGACTTGAGCGCTTCGACAACACCCAGAGCCGGTTCAGTAAGAACCCTACTCTGTCGTCCTGGTAAGTTTTACTTACCTCCACTAGATGAACCACTCGGTATCCTTCGACACCTTGTGGAGCTCTAGCTGGGGAGGCTTCATCGAAGCAGCTGATGAAACCTCCATCACCAAGTGTCTCAGGGATCCTAAGGCGCAAGCCTTTTGGAACCTTCGACACGAGGAACTCGAACGTAGGCCGGAATCGAGCATCACAGGCAAGGAAATTACATTGCCGATGAGCAAGACGACGGACAGCGTTCGCCAGGCGAAACACCGCCGGAAGGGACTGAAGTCTATCTTTAAGGTAGACTGGTTTAACGTCGAAGCCAGAGAAATAATGAGCTCCACAGCTTTCACGGAAAGGAGAGTCTGAAAAACTCTTCGACCCGTTAATACGAAAGCCGTAGAAGGTCATTGCCTCTGAGAACATCTCAAAGCACGATGACGGTATTACAATGTCGTCACCGTAAACACTCACCTCAGACAAAATCTGAAGGCGAGGGATGTTCAAATGCTCGCAGCAACAAACTGCAATAGCATAGAACAGAAGGGATTCTAATTGGAAGGTAAAGCCGTTCCCCATACTGGAGAACTTCTCCCATTTGATTAGTTTCCCGCTTTGAGTGCCAAAGTGAGACCGACAGCTGTCTAGCAAGGAGTACCATCGAGGCGGTAAAACCTCTCTGACTACTTCTCGCGCGACAGAATCGCTAGCGGAGCTTAGGTCAATGGTTGCCAACGAATTGGTTTTTGAGCCAATCCGAGCCAACCGCTGATTACGGCTCTGATAACGCAAGTCGATCCCACGCCTAAGCAAACGTCGACCGATCATCTCGCCGATGGACTTCTGGAACCACAAATTGATTCCAGGTTCAACGGCGATAACTCGATCGATCTTCGCAGACTTAGGCACAGTGACAACCTTGTTACCTACCTGAAAGGTTGGGAAACCTGACAGGCTTAACTGCTCCGACCAAGAGGGATAAACTCCTCGAAGAAGGTCCAGCGGTAACAAGGCAAAGAGGTCACGCGTGATTCCAGTTTCAACCTGGAACTTATTGACTGAACTGGCTTGTCTTCGCTTTATCAGCGTTGACGCGCCAGGACCCCAGTCACACGATGAGAAGAACTCTTCAGCTCCGTAGTCGCCGAGGATTTCTGCAATTTTACGCGTCACTGCGTGATGCAGAGACACGGGACGACCCCTATATAAGGGATCGGCCTGCAGATTTCGAAAACGACTATTTGTATGCTTACAGAGAAGCTCAAATTCATCGAACTTCTTGTAGGCTTCCGCTTCCCTATCTCGGTCAAGAGTTAAACTCTTGAACTTAGACAGGAATTCAGTTGCCGCGTAAGCACCCCTTGCCGCTTCTATTTCTAG